TTTTTTTGTGAGTTGTTCCGACCACCCATATTTTAACGGGCCGTTCAAACCGGTAGCCCTCCCACCAATCCGGATATTCACCTGTCGACCATACTGAGGAGGCATAGGCTGCTGCGATTGATTTTCCGGTTCTATTTGCGGCTAAGAGGACATTAGTTTTTACATCGGTATTTCTGAAAAACTCGAGATGTTTTTTGTATTTGTGACGAGCGTATGGCCCAGTGTCCGGAAAAAACTTATCGATTTGATTAAATCGCCGGCGGTTTTGCTCAGCTAATAACTGTTTTAATTCTGGGATTTCCAAGTCATTCAGATTCATCTTTTTTCTTTGTAAGAATATTAATCAGTGTTTGGATTTCTTCATCACTATAATTTTTGAGCCTGGGGTCTGTCACCTCAATGTCGCCAGAGTGCTCTACTTTTTCCGCAGCATATCCACCAGTCAACTTGTAATACTGGGTTACAAATCGGTCTCTGGCCTGCCAATCCGGAATAATATCGGCCATTGCCTGGTCTCCGGATCCAACAATAATAGTTTTGTCGGCATGCACCCCCTCATCGACGACTCTCATCACTTTTTCAGGAGTAAGCCCGATCTCTGCAAACTTTTCAACCATGGTTTTTTGAATTTTAGATTCAATTATCGGTTTTAGCTGCCCTTTTTTCCATTTTTCATCACGGATGTGTTTTCGCACTGCTTGATCTGATATCTGCCATTTTTTAGCTAATTGCACTGTACTATAATTACCGGTCTCATATTCCGTTTTTATTTTTGCCCATGTTTTTGCTGGCAATGCCATGGTGAACCCTCCGTAATAAATACGTATTAATAATAATATACCAACATTTTATCAACATTGTGTTAATTATTGTTTTAATACTTATTTTTTGCGTAGTGAGTGCGTTGTTTATATATATTTTAGATATGAAATACCCAAAGAAAAAGCGTATAGTAGACCGCAAGGCTGTAAAGCGATACTGGGAATCAGGTTCTAAATGTGAATACCCTGGATGTCATAAGATTAGACAAGACCCGCACCACATTATATTTAAATCGCAAGGTGGGGATGATACACCGGAGAATTTGATTAACCTTTGTAGAAATTGTCATGATAAGGCCCACGGTAAAGTTAATGGTGTTTGTCAGCATGAAATGAGAAAATTGCTTTTAAAGATAAAGGAAGGTAAATGAATAAAAGGATCAAAAAGAAAAAAGGATTCTATAAATGCCCTCAGTGTAATAGGCATATGAGATATGGAATATTTTATAACGACCCTAGGAAAAGATGGTGCGGTGTTATTCATAAAGGAGAAAAATTTACAATTAGCCCATCCATAGTTAAATTCTATAGCGTTAATGAAATTATATGAATAAGCATAATTCTTTATCCTTATCTGATTTTGGTAAAAAATGCTAGAGTTTGATCTTGATGTTTGATTTTTTGTTGATACTCATGTTAATATTTGGCACATTGATGATAGTATTGCTTTTTTTGTTCATTATGTTTTGTGATGGAATGGATAATTTTGATGACTGAGGAAACGTTAGTGATTGTACTCGGCGCCGTCGCGCTTGCTTCGGTACTAATTTTTTTACACAACATTATTTCAACATTTTTATGATCGCTTGCTTTTTGCCGGATGCCGTAATTTTCCCTATAATTCTACAAGACCCTTATAACTGTATATTTTCCTGAAAGTAGATTTACAATCTTTACAGTATAGATTTTCGGTTACCAGACCATCTTTTATAGTTGCATCTGGATTGTAGAATACCTGAGTGGTTTTTGATTCCAGGGTGTGATTTGTATGATTGCAGTCCATGTTTTAAGTATAGCTAAAGTTTAATGATCTCACTTGATCTTTACTTTGTCGGTTAAATTATCAGGTTTTTTACGATCTATCGATCTCTTTTTTTCATGTCCTGTGGTTAAATATATTCGCCTGAATTAATTAATGATTGAATCAGTAAATCGCGATCCAGATTAAATTCATCACGATTATCACATCTCCTGGTTAGCGTCTTATTCTGATAATTCTTTTTCTCAATGGTGATTTTCAAAGCGTCCTCATCAAATGAAATATGACCAACCTCGTCAAGTGGAAGTATAGTCCTGATTATTTTATTCGCTTGGTTGTGTTTAAAAAGTATTCGTTTCATTATTAATGTCCTTTCTGAACCCACTATAAACATCACCATTAGGCCCGATCCTAATAATACCAGTGTACGAGTCGAAATTTACTCCATAATCCAAGGGCATAATGCATTCATTCAGCCAGTTTATATATTCCTGTGGTTTGTATTCAATTAGTTTCATTAGATTTGCTTCCTTTCCGGAGTGATGTTAGATTGGTTTTAAAGACAGTCCCCCCAAACCCCCCAAATAAATATAATTATCTGTAGGGTCTGGAGTTCTTTCCGTCGCTTAGTTGAGTTGTATATCGTCAACAGCCTGCACAATATCCGCTTATATATCATGCACGCCTGACCCGTCCACATTGCACCCCTGATTTGCCGGATTAATCCCGGTTACACAAAGGCTAAGGAACGACCCGAAGTTTATGGAATCAGGCTCCCCCCGCAGTACTGACCCTGTGGAGCGGTCTTAAAATATCGCTATTATTTCCACTCGGAGCAGATAAACCGAGCAATTAAACCGATGACTGGACTTGAACCAGCGCGCCTGGGCTCTGACCTACTGAGCTACATCGGTGACCGGCCATACTATGCACCGGGTAAAAATCCGGGCCAGAATCAAACTGACAATACCATTAAACGGAAATTCCGCCTCCGGATCTCAAAAAATATCAAAATGTCTTTGTTTGATTTTACTCAAACGTTCAAAATAGACCGCACCTTTATTTTTACAAACGAGGTGAACGTTTGGCGGCACCCGTTGGGCCTGGGGATAATTATCAGGGGATCAATCCTTTAAATTACCGCCGCATTAATAATATAACACCACCACAAACCGATAGTCAAGCATTTTATTTCATTTTGCAAAATAAATCCTGGAAAAGGGGTTCTTTATTTTAGATAACATTACAATCTAAAATAAAAATAGTTGAAATATGTTTTTTATTAATTGACCATTAATTAAATATTGTGTATAATTATATTAACAAAAGCAAAGGAGACAACATGAAACTTTCAAAAGCAGACCAAAGAAGATTAAATGATGCAAAAGAGATGAAAAATCCTTTACATATTGCAGCTCTTATACGTTCTGATAGAACAGGAAAATTAACAGCAGCTTTAAAAGAATGCGGATTGGTGGGAGGGCTACCGGTTTGAACGGCCCGTTAAAATATGGGTGGTCGGAACAACTCACAAAAAAACACGCGATGTCCTCCAGGAGATGGTTTGTGGGCCTATAACAGAAATAGGATCCGGCATGATTAGAAAATCATTTATAGATCGGAAGCCCAACAAAGATTTTAATATCCTAAGGAAAACAGGAACATCAGACGCAATTGATAAGATATTTATCAAAGGAAAATACGGAAAAAGTCAGATCCAGTTTAAAAGCTATGAAGAGGGCCTACTGGCGTTTGAATCAGACGACCCTGATATTGTTTGGCTAGACGAGGAATGTCCACAGAACATTTATTCAAGCTGTCTGACCAGAACGATGACTAAAAACGGTGTAGTTTTGGTGACATTCACGCCACTAAAGGGATATACCCAGCTTATTCTTGACCTGGAAAAAACTGCAGAAGAATCCCCGGACGTTGTGAAAATAACCAGAATGACCTGGGATGACGCGCCACACTTGACTGATGAGCAGAAAAAAGATTTATGGGCATCTATTCCACCTCATGAGAGAGAGGCCAGGTCAAAAGGCGTCCCATCCCTGGGATCAGGAGCAATTTACCCGGTGGCAGATAGCGAAATAACCTGCGACCCGTTTAAAATACCTACAGATTGGCCGAGAGCCTACGGAATGGATGTAGGCTGGAATTGGACTGCTGCAGTCTGGGGAGCGCTAGACAGGGACAATGACATCCTTTATATATATGCAGAGTATAAACAAGGCCAGAAAGAGCCGGCTATGCACGCGCAGAATGTTAAAACAAATGGGGAATGGATACCGGGCTGGTGTGATTGGGCCGGAACAAATCAGAGCGATGGTCAGAGAATAATACACATTTATCAACAATTAGGTTTAAACTTAATGCCTGCAATAAAGTCTGTAAACGCAGGTATTACGAGAGTTTTTGATGATTTAACGACTAATAAAATTAAGATATTCACAAGTTGCCAACAATTGCTTGAAGAAAAAAGAATGTACAGAAGAGATGAAAAAGGGAAAATTGTGAAAGAAAACGACCATTTAATGGATGCCTTTCGCTATCTCCGGATGGCGCCAGTCAACGCTTTTTTACACAAGGCTCCAGGAGTTGAATCGATTGACATTCAGACAAATGGTTTTGGTTGGTAGATTGTTAAAAAATGTTCATAAAAAGTTGATAGAATGTTGAAAGTGTGTGTATATTTATATTATGGAAGACATTGTAAAATCCGCTATTGAATTGCGCTCTGAATCCATTGCCTATAATAATGAGAACAGGCAACGGTTTGAGTCCGACATGAATTTTCAAAAAGGTGGAGAAAGTATTTGGGATAGTGAACGTTGGAGGAGCCGAGGCAATAAGCCAAAGGTAGCTATCAATGTTCTCCCGGCAAAGATCGCCAGAATTGCTAATGTCCTCAGAGATTTAAACCCAGAAATACAAGT